CTCTCCAGGAAACCCGGGGCGGTTCATCATGATTACTTGCAGGTTCGGCACCATGAAGCATGGCAGCACGGCAGGCGTTCCAGCCTTGAACCTTAGCTATTGCCACAACTGCATCGGTAAAGAACATTCTCGCGGTATCTGGCTCCGGAATTTCATCCGGCACATATGCAGGAGATGGCTTGTCAGCGAGCATTGACATCAACGCGCAGATGGTGTCCTCGCTGATTTCAAACATACCACTGGCGTTCTGCGTCGAGGATTTAAGCTCTTCGATAATGCGCTCTTTCGTAAACTCAGCCATATCCCTACTCCCCATTGATGCTGACATTAACGCCAGCTTTGCGAATCTCATCGGCGCATCTGTTGATAATATTTCTGTGAAACTCACAAAAAATTTTCGCCGACTGCGGCCCTAATGGGTGAACATCTTGCGCACGCGGCAGCACAACCTCCCGCGCCTCCAGCTCAGAAATCCGCTTCTCTGCTGCTTCCAGTTCAACACGCAGCTTCCCTACCGTAAGAGCAATTTCCTCGTTCTCCTGGTCGCGGCGTTTGATGTATTGCTGTTTTCTTTCCAGCTCATCCAGCAGCGCCAAGACGGTAGCCGGATTGGCTGCGGCGATGAATTCAGCATTGGCCTGCTGTTCCATTTGGAAATCTTCATCGAAACCGCTTTCTGGATGCGCTCCTTCAATTCTGCAAATGGGAAGATATCCAGCAACTTCACGATGAATTAGCGCATCATCACCATCAAATCGGCCCTCTCCATATTCGAGCGACCACTCGCCACACGTTGCTTTCTCTGCCTTTTCACGCAGTGCCTGATAGTCAATCTTGCTCACTGGCCGCCTCCTTCATAAAAATAATCCAGTGGGTCTTGTCACCTTTTCCTGTTCGTTGACCGATAACAGGCTTTCTGTCGGTCAGTGCCAATATCTGGCGAACAGGTATTTGCGTTTCATTCCATTTAAAAATCAGAACGCCGTATGGCCGCAACACACGAAAGGCTTCTTTAAATCCCTGCCGCAAATCATCACGCCAGGTATCTTTATTCAGCCGTCCATATTTCTTTCCCATCCAGGCGTTATCACCAACACGCTCAAGATGCGGAGGGTCGAATACAACAACCGGAAACGATGCGTCTGCAAATGGTAATGCACGAAAATCTGCTATCAGGTCAGGGCTAATTATCAGCCGTCGTCCATCACATAATGTGTGCTCTTCCTTTCTGATATCGCTAAATATCGCCCGGTCGTCATTCTTATCGAACCAGAACATGCGACTGCCACAGCACATGTCGAGGATAGCTGCATGTCCAGTCACTGGTTGCCTCCTTTGCGAAGCTGGGCGGCTAACTCGTCACATATGTGCGTCAAAGAGCAAAGTTTGATTGATGGATGTTCGCGCATCATCTCTACCCCCTGCGCCCGCACTTCAGCCAGGAAGGCGTCGGTGGCCGGGGTTTTGCAGGACATTTGAATTGCCTTCTCTGTGTATAAAACACCCGTTCGATTGGCGGTATACATGATGGTGTTTACAGCATCTTGATGTGCTGATTTCACAGCCTCAACTTCAGCAGCCAGCGCCGCGCACTTGGCCTCCGCTTCAGCAAATTTACGCACCAGATATTCAGCGTTTGTTTCGTTAACCTTTAAATCACTTGGGATGCATTTACCTTTCAGAAATCCATCCATCTCAATTAGTGTCATTTGTTTCATTTCTTCCCACTCCGCCACATCGCATTCAGATACTTGTTTTGATTCACTGATGGAAAAGAATTTCTCTTAAGCAATTCCTCTCTCGATGGCATTGGCTTTACGCGTTGGCGAATAATCATTTCTGCCGGAAGAATGCCGGGATTGTATGCAAGTCCTCTCATGGTAAATTCCTCAGTCATTACTGATAGCGCCATAGCGTGAGCGGTAATTACGCAGGCGCGGGTCGATATATTCAGGGAAGTGGGTATATGTGGCTTTGCGGAATGGTCGGATTGATGTCTGGTAAATTCGCTCGCGTTCTTCTTTCTCTGCAAGCCATATACAGTGGCGAAATTCCTTTTCCTCTTTCGTTTCCTGCGGTAGAGACATTATTCGATCGTAGTTTTTTCTGAATTTATCCAGCACCTCCGATACGGAATTGCCGGAACAGCGGCGCGCGTCATCCGCACCATACAGAGGCGCTGGCATGATTTTCTCCTGATTAAATTGCGTGAATAGCGTGACGAGGGAAGGGGAGAGTTACTGGTTCCTCGTCTGGGTAGATAGGTTTGTTATGTTTGTGCCACTCGAAATGACATGACTTGCAGAGCCACATCACATCGGTTGGTTTGCTGTAGTCGCAGTGGTGCGCCTGTGGTTTACATCCTGATCCGCAGCACTCACATTGTGGTGGTCGGATTAGCTTACCGTCGCGCAAAAAATTACCCACAATGATGTGGGCTTTTCTTTTCCATGGGTTGCTCTGAATGAACCGCTTTTTGGCTGCGTTACACCGTTCTCTTCCGCGTTCCGATGATTGATATTCTCTCCTTGCTGATACTCGATGTGGCAATCCAGCGCGTTCTTTGTCGTATTCAGCCAGGCAAGCCCGGCAAGCGGCAGTTAATCCATCTCTGGATGCTCTTCTGATTTGAAAGTCCCTTTCTTCCTTCTGTTGATGGCATCTTGAGCAGATTTTCATATTCAGCTCCTAGAACGGAATATCCGAATCGTCGAAGTTCATAGGTGGTTCGCTGTGATTCCCATGCTGCTGAGATTGCTGTCTTTGTTGCTGGCCGTTATTTCGCTGAGGTGAAGACTGTTCATTGCTTCCTTGCTTGCCACCAAGCATTTGCATGGTTCCACCAACGCCCACGATAACTTCGGTAGTGAACCGATCCTGTCCGCTTTGATCCTGCCATTTTCTTGTCCGCAATTTTCCTTCAAGATAAACCTCAGAGCCTTTTCGCAGATATTCGCTGGCAATTTCTGCCAGTTTCCCGCTCATTACCACACGGTGCCACTCCGTCTGCTCCTTTTGCTCTCCAGTTTGCTTATCACGCCATTGTTCTGACGTAGCAACTGTAAGGTTTGCAAATGCCGTTCCTGATGGTGAATATCTGATTTCTGGATCATGCCCAAGGCGACCAATAATGATCACCTTATTTACGCCTCTGCTTGCCATTTATGCCGCCTGTTTTAGCTCGTTAACTCTGATGTTCATTACCTGAACGCATTTAGCCTGCGCCTCCTCGTTTCCAGCCATTAATTGCCAGTCACGCTGATAACGCTCGATGAGTTTTTTCTTGTCAGTTTCTGTTGACGCATAATCGCTGAAGTCTTTCAGGATTTGTTCGCAGTCAACCGATGGAGATTTCTGGTTGGTATTTTCTGGTGATGGTTTGTTATCTGATGCTGGGATTGCCCATCCCGGCAGCGATGGAGGGAGCCAGTAAAATCCTGTTCCATCCTTCAGTTTTGCCCTGTGCCACCCCTGCTTTTTATCGAGAGATGTTTGTGCGAAACCTTCCTCAAGGTTATACAGATACCGACCGATTCCCCACTGAACGGCAGCGCGCTTCATTGCACCGGAACGACCACCTTTGACGGCTTCTACCTGCGTGTTTTCAGCAGCATCCCATTTGGTTACCCATTCGGAATCAATCTTTATTGATATGCCGCATTCAACGCCGCCGTTGTTGGGAATATCGCGGTATTCATTGCGCCATCCTGCTTTGCCGCAAACATCGTCCAGGCGTTTCATGATTGCCCGGTTCGTGACATAAGCCAGCACCATAGCCCACACCTTGCCATCGCGTGTTTTACCGCTTTGCTGTATTCGCCATTCGATATCTTCAGGGCTGAATGGCTCATCGAATTTGTTCAAATCCATAATTCACCTCAGAATGGACACGGCCCAAGGAAATAACGCTGATTTAATACTTCGACTCGGGACAAATTAAGGCATACCCGCATTCCTTCGCGGTCACCATTATGGCGATACCAGAGAGCTTTCTGAGTGTACATGCGCCTCTGTAACTTGCTCTCCTTCACTGTGGTTGCAAGTGACATGAATATCTCCTTCGTTACCGATTAATTCTTTCATCTGACGAATGAATTCTTCGTCTGACCAGTTATCTGTAAAACTCATTTCCTGCGATACCACGGAAGGTTGATAGCTGATTTCATCGCTTTATTTGCTTCAAGCCACATTTTGGAATCACCAATAAATCTGGCTATTACTGCTTTGTTCTGTGCAGCGCGAAGCATCTGGTGATTGATGTCTATTTCATTGCGCATAATAAGACCTCAACTCTTTTCCATCCGTCACGTAATTTACGGGTGATTCGTTCAAGTAAAGATTCATTTAGTTGGAAGGCACCCATGCGAGCGCCTCCCGCGATTGCGTAAATCATGGGTGGTTCCTTATATTGGTTTTATTAGTAGGTTATTTTTGTTGCGAATACTTCGCCTTTTACGATGGCTGTTATGATATTTTTAGCAACATCTTCTGATGCACCAACCTTGATAAGGTCAGCAAGTATTTTGTTATTTACTTCTTTCCGGTGAGCTTTATCCTTTGCTCTACGCTCTTCTTCGTCCTTGATTCTTTTTTCTTCTGCTATTCTGGCTTGCTCTTTTGCTTCAGCCTCGCGCCGGATTCGTTCAGCCTCCTCCTGTGCTTTTCGGCGTTCTGCTTCAATTGCCGCATGCTTTTCTCTTTCAGCTCGTTCTGCTGCCTCTTTTGCTTCGCGCTGTGCTCGTTGCTCGGCTTCAATGCGTTCACGCTCTGCACGTTCCGCTGCGGCCTTAGCTTCTGCTTCTCGCCTTGCTGCTGCTTCAATTTCGGCTTTTGCCTTTGCTTCGGCTTCTGCTCTGGCTTTCTCTTCAGCTTCTCTTTTTAAGCGTTCTTCATGTGAACCGCCCCGGGAATCCTGGAGA